CCCGGATCTTGTAATAAAACTTCTTCGGTCTTTTGTACGTCAGCCCAAATCAATATCTGTTCACCGGTGCCTTTGAAGTCACGCACTACTCGTAACACCTTTGTTACCGGATTAAAAGTATAAGTTACATAACCACCAAACATACGTGCAGCCAGTTTAACATAACCTGCATAAAAATCGTATGTTGCCATACCACCTGCATAATTATAATTTAATAAGTACGTGTTTAAAATTGCGCTAGAGAAAGGATCAAAAGACGTAGCTCCTGGACCTGTTTCTAATCCAATTGTCCTGCGAAAAATATTTCTTACATTAATAAATTGTTGTGGTAGTGTATATGTATCTACATTTTTCTCTACCGTCATTAATGTGTATGCTTCTTCAGTTGCCGCTTGTGCCCGTTGACGATAAACTTTAATAGCGTAGTTATATGCGGCTTCATAATGCTGAGGATCTAACTCTAGGTCAATGATACCCTGGCCCAAACGATAGGCTACATTGTTAAATAATGCTGATTTTAACTCATCTAGTGTTAAACCAGAAGGAGTTGATAGTGGGTTAGCTATTGGTGATGTTGACATATATGTTCCTAGATATTGTATTTATCTAAGAACATATTGCTTTTACAAATCGCCGTCTTTGCGGTTCTCGCTGTAAAATGCGTCAAACTTTCCACCGGGATATCTTGACTCTAGTTTGCGTATATTCTCAGCAATTACTTCATTTGGGTCTAGATTCAATGCTCTACATGCATTAATCCAATACCACATAACATCCCCTAATTCTCGCTTCATGTGAAAAACGGCTTCATCAGTTAGTGCTTTGCCTTGAAAAATGATTTTTTTGGGCACTTCGATAAACTCACCACTTTCTGCGGCTAATCCAAAACATGCTGTAATTAATAATGGAATATTAACATCAGGACCATGCTTCATCTGAGATGAAGCATGGTAACCATGCTTTATCTGATTGTCTGCTAAGTCTAGTTCATAGTTAGCATCTAATCGGTCTATCGTATCATGGAATGTAGTTAAGTCATTACTTGCTTGACTAGTAACCGCTTCTACAAACTCTTGGTATTTGTTTAAATCAATTTTCATGGCATTGTTGATGCATCAAGTGCAATAATGCTTCCTAAAAAAATCTGTGCCCAACCATTAGCATTTTGTCCAGTAGACAATAGACTTAAACCACCTAAGATGTTAAGTCCTGCAACAGTATATGCAATTTTTTTACGGTTTACTGTAACCCAATTAATAATTTTATCTTTCATACTAAATCCTTAAACATTTCTTTTCTACCTTCTACACCCAATGTACCATCAAAAATTTCTTTTGTACGCTGTAACATTGCACATGCTAGCATTAGCATTTCATTCCTATCGTCAGTTAACTTAATTGAATTGTCAATTAGTACCATTAGTTCTGTCATTCGGTCGTGCGTGTCCATTTTAAAACGCTTTCAAAATAATCATGTTCTCATTAAAGCGACCATTAGGTACTGCTGATACTGCTTTAATTTCTTTAAAATACTTACGTGCCGCGGGCTTACTACCCATTACTTCTTTGATTTGCTCACCGGGCTTACGTAATGTTTTCATTTCACTATTTGTAGAATCAAATCCTAATAGTGTGTTACCTTTAATTTGAAAGGTTTTTGTGTATTCATCGGCAACATAGTGATGTAGTTTACGTTTTGCAGTATCATAAACCCAAGCCTCGCTTGCACCATGCAACTTAGTTGGATGCACACTAATCAAATCTAACTTAGTAGTAGCATCTTTAAACACTTTCAAGTATTTAAGTTTAGCAACAATTTTTTCTACAGGTACTGCTTTCTTTTTGCGAGGAGCCTTGTTAGCTTTCTTAATGCTAATATAGCTATTAAGGTCACTTAGTACTTGTTCAATGAATTTAAGAATGTTGCGTAATTGAATCTTACCTAAATTATGATAAGCCTCTTTTAGCTCACTATCTTTTGTATCTACTAATTCTTCAAACTCTGCTTGTTTCTTTTTCCAAATATCAACAATCAATGGGATGTGTTGTGGCATAACATTAAAGCCAACAAGTACATCAACAACTTTAGAATTTGTTTTTCCAGTATTGTAATAATCATCAAACACCCCTTCAAGTTCACCGGCGGCTTCTCTTGCCTTTTCACGCATGATTTCTTGAATATTAGGACGTGCAACTTCAACTACGACTTTTGCAACTTTACCGGTTGCACTTTCACGTACTTCGGGTTTAGCAAGTGCTTGCACTAATCGGGCAATTTCATTTTCTAATGTTGCTTCTTCAGCATCAGTCAATACCAAACCACGCAATTTCATACGTGCCAACCAACAAAGTGTTAGCATGAATTCTGAATCATTTAGTTTACGCAGGTTTTTTGCGTCATTGGTGCGATTACTGAATTCCAAATATTGGCACAATAGTTCTTTAGCTTCTTTTTTGCCATAAAAACGATGATACCAAGTGAACCCATTTGCCAAAGCCACATTTCGCTCAGAACCTTCGGGTTGCGTGGGGAACGATGGTTCTGACCCAAAATACTTTGTATCCGCGTCCCGTGGGTCTAGTGCTTTGATAAAATGGTCATCTGATTGCTTGCGAGCCATATATTACTCCAAATTGTTAACTGTAGACACATTGTAGCACACCTTCGATTTGTTGTCAAATTTTCGGATATATAGTGTCACGCATATTTACGATAAATAACTGATAAGGTAAATTAATTATGCCACGACTTAGCCTTTGGCGCCCCAATAAAACTAATGACTATAACTTTTTTGATAGAACTATATCAGAAATGTTTACGGTTGGTTCAACAGACTTATATGTACACAAGTATTTAGGTCCAACTAATCAAGGTCCATCAGTTGATTATACCCAACCTGAATATGATGTATTAGCCCCTACTAATATTCAAGATTTGTTATTCTTAGAAAACCGTGACCGTTCATATGACCCAAATATCTATCGTTTACGTGGGCATTATAATGTACAGAATTTAGATTTTGATTTAAGTCAATTTGGATTGTTTTTAAATAATGATATTATCTTCATCACCGTTCATTATAATGATATGATTGAATTGGTTGGAAGAAAACTAATGGTCGGGGATGTGATTGAGTTACCGCATTTAATAGATTATAATCCATTAGATGAAAAAATACAATATGCATTAAAACGATTCATGCAAATTACCGATGCTAATTATGCAAGTGAAGGTTTTAGTCCAACATGGTTCCCGCACTTGTGGCGTATTAAATGTGAACCACTAGTTGATAGTGAAGAATTTAGTCAGATATTAAGTGAACCAAATCAGCAAGATAATTATTTAGGTATTTGGGATAATAGTAAACCTTATCCAGAAGGCTATGTAATTACATTCGGTGATAAAAACTACAAAGCAATAGCTGACGTACCTGCAGGTACTATGCCACCTGATCCTGCATATTGGGAATTAGATACTAATAGCAACCTTAAAGATATTCTTGCTACATACAATAAAAATATTAAAATTAATGATGCGGCATTAGCAGAAGCACAACGAATAGTTCCTAAGTCGGGATACAATACAAATGACCTATACATTGTTCCAACATACGGTGAATACATACGTAATAATGTACCTTCTAAACAATATAATAATCCCGCACCTCCTATAGCCGGAGTAGTTCCTAATACAGGAACTGTTGGTGTAATGCAATCACCCATGTATGCTCCCGCACCAGTAATTAGAATACCAAAAGCAACTGTTAAAAGTATTTGGGATATGACTGCTGACATGGGCTTTGATAAGTTAGACTTCTTTAATGCAGTAAGTATAGAAAAATTAGTACTAGCACCAGAAATGGCTGAAAGCGGAACTGGCTCTGGTTTTGTAAGTGGTAATCAAATATTAGCACTGACCCCAATTGGTGAAGTTAAAGGCCCATATGGTACTGCTGACAACACTTATGCAACCGCTGACCAAAATCCAGAGGCACCCGGATTTACAGGTACAGAACCATATGGTCCTAACACAATGGATTATCGTGCTGACTGTGATCCACGATTCCAATATATCGCTCGTAGCAGTCCAAGAACATTTGGTTACACAACTGCATATATGAGTGGTGATGGTCAAGCACCAAATGGATTCCCTACAGGGGCAGGAATAAGTTTCCCACAAAATCCTCAAGTTGGAGATTACTTCTTACGTATTGATTACTTGCCACAGATATTATATCGTTGGGATGGTAAACTATGGGTTCGCATCTCTACCAACATACGAACTGAAACTGGCTTTAGTAATTCTAGTAAAACACAATTGTCTAGCTTTATTAATAATCATGCAGAAACAAAACTTACAGACGGTACGTATGTACCACAAAGACAACCGTTATCAAGCATTTTAACATTGTCACCAGACGCAATACCACCAGGAACATAAAGATTATATATGGCACAGTTTTTTTACGACAATCAGATTCGCAGATTTTTAATTCAATTTGCAAAAATATTTAGTAATTGGTATGTTACTAAAGGTAAGGACCCTGCAGGTCATCCAATACTAGTACGTGTACCTATTATGTACGGTGATAGTAGTAGACAGGCTTCTACTGTGATTGCAAATAACTCTGCTAGTAATTTACCTAGTGCACCTCTAATTACATATTATATTAGTGGACTAGAATACAATCAAAAATGGACACAAGACCCTACTTACGTTGATAACATACAAGTACGTCAAAGAGCATATAATCCAGAAACACAGCAATATGAGACTACACAAGGTCAAGCATTTACTGTTGAACGATTAATGCCAGTTCCATATACACTAAGAATCAATGTAGACTTTTGGACTACAAACTATAATCAAAAATTAGAACTGATTGAACAGTTAGGTACATTGTTTAATCCTGCACTAGAGATACAGAGTACAGATAACTTTATTGATTGGACTTCACTGAGTGCAGTTTTTCAAGATGGCTTGACATTTAGTAGTCGTACTATCCCTCAAGGTACTGGTAATCCAATTGACGTAATGACTTGGAAATTCTATATGCCCGTATGGATAAGTACTGCAAGTAAACTTAAAAAGATGGGTGTTATTGAAAAAATCATTGCAAGTATATTTAAAGGCAATGCATTGACTGACATACAAGATGATGATTTGTTATTGGGAACTAGACAAAAAATAACCCCATATGGTTATAAATTATTATTATTAGGTAATCAATTACAAATACTACCTGCGGATAATGCATTTTATCCAAGCAATGTAAATTTAGATTTACCACCTAGCCCACAGACTGATGTATACTGGTCTAGTGTATTGAACGTATATGGTACAGTAAGACCCGGTATCAGTCAAATTTGGTTGCAAAATCCATATATGGATTATGATATTGTAGGTACCATTGTTCCTAATCCAAGTGATGATAGATTTTTAATCTACAGCATCGACCCAGACACATTGCCGCAAAATACGCTAGACCCAGTAAACAGTGTGATTAACCCACAGCTTACAGGACCAAACGCAGGTTTACCCGGACCTATTAATGGTGTTAGATATTTGATTGTTGAAAACATAGGTAGTCCAGGTGACAGCACTGTTGCTTGGGGTAACCTTGTAGCAAATGCCAATGATATCATTGAGTTTGATTCAACTACAATGGAATGGTTTGTATCTTTTGATAGTCAAGCTAATACTCAAGTGCAATATGTGACCAATCTATCAACATCTATCCAATATAGATTTGTTGAAGATACTTGGATGAAATCATATGAAGGTTGGTATGACCAGGGAGATTATTCTATAGTAATTTAATTTTTGATAAATTATTATATGAGTAATACTTCTGCGGGTGTTTTCTTTTACAGTAGAAAAACCAATCGTTATCTTTACATGCTTAGAACTGATGCCAAAAATCCTGGCAACTGGGGCATTCCTGGTGGAAAAATTGAAGAAAACGAAACTCTACTAGAGGGTATGATAAGAGAGTGTGAAGAAGAAGTAGGATATTTTCCACCAAATGGAAAGTTAGTGCCAATACAAAAATTCATTAATAATACCTTTACCTATCATACCTTTTTTTGTGAAGTAGAAAATGAATTTGTCCCCATATTAAATGAAGAACATTGTGGTTATGCTTGGGTAGGTGAAAGTCAGTATCCTAAACCATTACATCCAGGATTGTTTAGCACTGTCAACTTTGATATAGTACAAGAAAAACTAAACACACTAACAAAAAAGACTGCCTAAGCAGTCTTTTTTTATTTTAGCATTTTAGCTATTGTTTCAAAACCAATAGAGCCTAATATAACACCTGCTCCCATCATCATCCAACGCCATTTCTCTAATGCAGAAACTTTGCTGGATAACTTATCATGTGCGGCATTATCTTCTTCTCGCATTGACTTGAGCATTGCTCTGGTTTCTTCAGCGTTCTTATCCAAAGCATCATGTAGCTGTTTTACATCATCCTTAATCTCACCGACTTTTTCTTCGATGTTCTTAACTTGAACTTGTAAAACAGCTATTTCTGTTTCAGGTTGAACTTGCAATGCTCTATTGGTAGCCATTTTATGCACTCGCAATCGTTACAATCGGATAAGGCTGAGCGTTAGCTGTGTTGGCAGTTGCCGCACTATTGAATGTAGCATAAGCTGGCGCCGCATTGATATATCCTAGATTACCAGTTGGTTGTCCTGGAGATACAATGTTGCCTGTTGCAACTGGACCAGAATCCGCTGTGAATAACAAAACATTGTGGTCAGAAAGACTTTGAACTGTTTGTGTAGAGCTATTAGCATATGTAGCTAGAACACGCATTGTGTTTGGTGTCAATGCTGTATTAGCAAGGTTAGCTGTATAGCACTGTGCTGTTAAACCACTAGTTGCGCCAGTCACTAGATATTTTTGTTTGCCTTTTTGACGAACAATGTATCCAGCTTCGTCATTTGCAAAAACAAATGATGCATTTGTAAAGTTTACAGGAGGAGTTGCAACCAATACTGTTACATCGATTCTAGCGTTTGCCGTTGTACTACCAGTTGTAAGTCCTTTTGGTGGACCGTATTGTTCATCGGATACTGTAAATGCGACTGCGTTGGCAATAGTTTTAACAAAGTACTGATAATTTGCAACCAAGCCACCTGTATTTGCACTGAATATAACTGGTGCACCAACAAATAATGTTTGTGCGTTACCTGATGTACCAATTACATTGCCTGTAGCATTTGTATTAGCAACTGCAACAGTGATGTATCCAGTGTTGGTTCCAACAAAACCAACTGTTGTATAATCAGTACCACCGTTAATATTTGCAGAAGCAACTTGAATAGCAGAACCAACTGACAATGTGTTGGCAAAGTCTGTGCCAGATCCATATACATTCAAGTTACCTGTATCACCGTAAAGTGTACCTGTTCCATTGATACCAATAGCAACTTGTGCTAGTACTTGCTTACCAACAATAGCTGTGTTACCACCAACTACGCTATATGTGTTAGCATTTGTCGTTGGGAAACCAGGACCGCCATTTGGATTGTTGAAATATGCATCAACAACATTGAATGATGCTTTAACAGTGCCACCTGATGAATTAGCTAACGTAGCCATTACACGTGGTTGAACACTTAATTGTGTAGTTGAAACGCTGAATGTAGTGTTTGATAAAATAGTATCAACATAATATATTGTACCAGCAACCAAACCACTGATGTTTGATGCTACTACAAATGACATACCAGACGCTACACCTACTGTAGGTGAAGTTGTTAAATTTCCACCTGAGATTGTGACAATACTGCCTGTAGTGGCTGTATTAGTAATTGTTAAGACTGCTTGAGCCTTTGCGATTTTTAGAGGACGTCCCATTTGATTTTCCTTTGTAATATTAGTGAGTTCTAGTCACTACGCAGTGGGTACTGCATAAATTCTCCCTATGAGAATGTATAAAGTATTTATCTATATTACGTAAAAATAACTAGTTTGGGTTATACCGTCTTAATTCCAAATACTGCCCAGTTGTAACCATCACACCAAACATCCCAATAACTTGTGGTAGCCTGTGCTAAAACTTTAGTGCTGGTGCTACTACCACTTGGTCCGTAGAAAGCACCTGCCGGAGTGCTCAGTGTGATATTACTGCCAGTGTTTTGCCAGAATCTATAACCAATACCTGAGTTAGCAGCCTGTGTTGGGTCTGGTAGTATGACAGTATATGGTCCACCGTTGAACTCAATAAAGCCACTGGCATCTGCCACTGTCAATGTAGTAGTTGTAGTAAG